TCGTCACATCAACGCTGCGCCCCGATATCCTTCCTGGAGATCTCATCAATGTCAAATCGCAGAGGATCGGACTGGATGGCCCCTATTCCGTGTTCTCGATCAAGCACGAGGGAGATACATTTGGCCCGAACTGGCGCTCTATCATGGAGGTAATTCTCATATGACTACGATCACCGATGCGATGAGGCAAGCTGTCTTATTTCAGTTGTATGACGTTCATACAGCGCTTCCAGGACAAATCATCTCCTATGATCATACAACGCAAAAGGCGACGATCCAGCCCTGTTTAAAGAAGAGCTATTTAGATGGGACAACACAAGAGATGCCCATTCTCAACAATGTCCCTGTCATTTTCCCAAGAGCAGGCGGAGCCAGCCTGACTTTTCCCGTTTTGCCAGGTGACACCTGCTTGCTCTTGTTTGTCGAGAGAAGCACGGATCTTTGGAAGTCAGTCGGCGGCGTTGTGGCCCCTAATGATCCGCGCAAATTCGACCTATCCGATGCCGTCGCAATTATGGGACTCATGCCATTTACAGAAAATTCTTTATCTGAAAACAACGAAGACGTGCTTTTAACATACAAAAGCTCTAATATACGAATTAAAGCGAGTGGAGAGATTCAAATCGAAACCGCTTCAACAGTGGCGATAGGAAATGCTTCGGCAGAAGTGCTCAGTATCGTCAGTAGCATACTCGGGATTTTGACTACCTCTGTGACAACAGCACCCGGCAGTCCAATTTTCCAAGGGCTAGGACCCACCTACGCAACGTTGAAACTTGCTTTAGACTCAATCAAGGGTTCCATCCCTTAATCTTTCAAGACCTCAAGTAACTCAATTCCTCATCTGTAAACGTTTTTGAGCGAAAGAGGCGTCATGAAAGATATCGCGCTGGACCCAACAACCGGCGATCTACTCTTAGAAAATTTCGACCTGCAACTGGTAGATGGCAGGGATCAAATCGCCCAGAATTTGGCGATTCGGCTCCGCTTTATCCTCGGGGAATGGTTTTTAGATACCACAGCAGGCGTCCCCTACTACGATGACTTTTTCATCAAAGCCCCCAATCAAATCCGCATCGAAAGCGTTTTGAAAGAAGAGATTCTCGACACTCCAGGGGTCGATCAAATCCTCAGCTTTAGCAGCAATTTCAATGCGCAACGGCGCATCTATTCCGTCACCTTCTCAGTGATCACGATTCGAGGAGAGATCACTCTTACCCAGGAGCTTGTCGCATGACCTCTCCATTCGGGCTTACTCCTCAAGGCTTCAAAATCAAGCGTCTGCCAGATATCCATGCAGAAAACCAAAATCTGCTACTCGCCGCTTTTGGAGAAATCAACCTCGATCCCCAATCGATTTTTGGCCAGCTTATCGGCGTCATCTCAAAAGTAGAAGCCGACATATGGGAAAATATGCAGGACGTCTATTTCAGCCAGTACCCAAATTCGGCAGAAGGAATCAGCCTCGACAACGTCGTGCAGCTCAATGCAATCACAAGACTTGCTGCTCAGCAGACGAATGTCACAGCTGTTTGCTCTGGATTGGAGGGAACGCTCATCAATCAGGGCGCCCTGGCCAGAATTCCAGACACAGGAGCGGTTTTCTTTTGTCAAAAAGACACCTTCATCACAAGGTCTAATGCCGCAATGGCGACCATCCAGGTGAGCGCAGCAGCTCCTCAAGCTTATACGGCCATTATCAATAACCAAGCGCTCACCTACTCTCTTCCGATCATCACCTTTACAGGGAGCTTTGTCATAGGCAATTCGATCGTAGTGACTCTCAATGGGACTACCCTCCCAGCGGTCCCTTTCGATACAGACAACAACCAAACCCTTGCCGATATCGCAGCGATGATCGCAACCAATCCAAGCGTTGCATCTGCTATTCCCACGAACCCCAATATCATCAGTATCACGCCCAATCTCGGGATGAGCGTTGTCATCAATTCGATTGTAATCACAGGCGGAGCATCACAACCGACTTATGCAATTTCCTTTGCCACTCCTACTACCAATGCCATCTCTCAAAATTTGACAGGCTTGATCAATGCTGCCATCCCCACCGTAATAGCAACAGATCTGATGGGCAGCTTATCCATCGTTGCCAATGATCCTGACGTTCCTTTTTCCATCAGTGTCGGGACAAATTTGAGCATTTCAGCGCAATCCTCTCCCGTCACTTTTCTATCTCAAGATTTTGCTCCCATCGCTGCGCCAGTGAACACCTTGGTAGAGATCCTTACCCCCATTTCAGGATGGAACTCCATCAATAATCCAAAAGCTGGTGTCACAGGGCGATTTATTGAAACCGATTCTGAGCTCCGCATCCGCAGAAATAACTCGATTCGCCTTTTGGGAGCAGGAACTGTCGAATCCATCAGAGCGCGCCTCCTTCAGCAAGTCCCAGGCGTCACTTCCGCATTCATCTTCGAGAACAGAACCATGACCCAAGAACCGATTGACATCGTCTTAAATCAGGACCTCGTCACGGGTAACGTCATCACCATCGTATTCAACACGATTCAGATTCTGCCAATCGTAACTTTTGCAACCTCCCATCTCGATACCATGAATGCGATTGCAATTGTCCTCGCGAATCAACCGCAAATCGCCTCGGCCGTTGTCGGAGGCCCTGCCAATCGGACCATCACCATGTCCATGATAGAGGCGGTTGAGGTCACTATCACCACATTTTCTGTAAGCGGCGGGGCAAGCCAAGCCCAAGCAGTGTTTAAAGGCGGGCGTCTCGCAAAAAGTTTTGAAGCAGTCGTAGAAGGAGGTTCCGATGCTGACGTTGCAAATAAAATCTGGCTTACCAAACCGGCTGGGATTCAAACATTTGGCAACACATCCTTTACCATCACCGACTCACAAGGTGAACAACAAGTTATCAATTTTAGCCGCCCCACCTCCATCTACATTTGGGTTACGGTTGCGTTGACCCTTTATCCAGAAGAGACTTTCCCACCCAACGGACAAGATCTGGTTGCATCTGCCATCAATACCTATGGCAATGATCTTGGAATCGGCGTCGACGTTCTTTTGCAGCGCGTGCTCGCACAAATATTTACAGTCCCAGGGATTGCAAGCGGTGTGATGCAAATCGCAGCTACCAACGGCCCTGGAGACAGCCCTCTTTATGGCACGGCAGATATCCCCATCCAAGAAAACGAAATAGCGGTATTCGATCTATCGCGGATCACGGTGACCGTATGACATTGATCCCCAACCATGTTCAAAGAGCCATCGCCCTCCTAGCTGGTCAATTTCAACAAAGCTTGCTCGATGGAGAGTACAACCGCTTCCAACGTCTCATTCAAGCCTTTGTCACACAGTTTCAAGAAATTGACGATGTCAATCAAACATTGAAATTCGATCGATCTCTTGAAACATCTGTTGGCGTTCAACTCGATGGCCTTGGACAAATTTTGGGACTTGCCCGATTGCCAGATGAATCTGATGACGACTATCGAGAGAAACTGAAATTTCAAATTTTCATCAACAAATCCAATGGAACCCCAGAAGAAGTAATTGCCGTTCTGAAATTTCTGACGAAGGCCAACAAAATCCGCTATCACGAATATTATCCTGCCGCCTTCCAGATGGATACCGATGGCGTCACCTTTTCCGTCCCTCCAGAACAACTCGTCTCGGCAATTCAATCAGTAAGCCCGGCAGCCGTCCAGTATACCCCAATTACTGCAACCTATGGAGTTCCGCTTCCCTTTGTATTCAGCAGCGATCCAATCATTGAACTTCTCAACGTCTCTCCATTTGAATCGGATCCATTTGATCTAAGAAATCTACAGGTAGAAATAACCGATCTTCTGGCAGTGAATGCAGGCAACGTCGTCAATCCAACCTTCGGCGGTTGTTTTGCAGAATTTGGCACGCCAATCGACATCACAGGAGCTGGACAATTGGCAGAAGTGATCATGTTTAACGGCTCTGAGCCGCCACCACCTTAAAGGAGATAAAACCATGGTATCAAAACCGACAATCCTTCCCGAATGGGCCGAAAATGACGTTGTAGATCCAATATCTGGGCAGAACAATGTCCTTGAACCGCCCCCTGAAAAAAAGTTGGAGGGCTGGTCGAGGCTCGAATATCCTCCTCGCAACTGGTTTAACTGGCTAGCCCGATACACATGGCGCTGGCTGAATTGGCTCAACCAGCAAGAAGAACAATCCA